TATTTGGTATTGTATTTGCTGCTACCAAGGTTTACGAAACAGTTGATGCACTTATCCATGCTGGTAAAGAAGCCAATATTTTAGTTTATCAATTGACTAGAATGGCGCGTGCGGGAGATGATATTAATGAAGTTCAAAAGCAATTATTTCAAACCGCGCAAGATACTGGTATTGAATATACCCAAACGCTAGAAACATACAAAGAGTTTCTTAATGAAAGTAAAGAACTCAATGTTAGTCAAGATCAACTATTAAAAACTACAAGTAATATCTTTAAGGCATTGCGACTAGGCGCCGCTAGTCCTGAAGCCATACATGCAACTATGGCTACGTTTGAACGTTCATTCCGTATGGGAAGAATGGGAAGACGCCAATTTGGTATGTTAACAGATCAAGCTCCAGAATTAGTAAATGCATTATCGGATGCGCTTGGTAAGACTAGAGAACAACTAGATGAAATGGCAAAGGATGGAGATCTTACTGCTAAAGTATTAATTGATGGATTGGGCAGAGTTCTTCCAAAGCTTGATAAGGATTTTGCAGCCAGACCGCGCAAGTTAGGTGAAGCATTTAATTATGCTTGGAATGCTGCGGTAAAATTATCGATGCAGTTATGGAAGCTGCTATCGGTTAACAGTCAAGTTGCGAAAGGAATCATCTGGTTAACTGACCAAGTGGTTAAAGGCTTAACCGCCATGACCGATGCCTTGGGCGGCATTGGAAAAGTTTTAGAATTACTTGAAATTACTCTAGCTGTTGTTTTTGGTCCGCGTCTATTAACGATGATATATGGCGCTACTGTTGCTATGGCAGGATGGGCAGCATCTACTTGGTTAACTGTTGCTGGATATGCCGCCATTGCTCTAGCAATCGCTGGAGTAGTGTTAGCAATACAAGATGTTATAGTATGGATGCGCGGCGGTAAATCCGTAATAGGTGATTGGGTAGGGCCATTTGAAGATGTAAAGAAAAAATTTACAGAAACATTTACAGGGTTGTTCGATCCTATAAAACAGAAAATGGACAGCCTTGGTTTAACGCAAATTTTTGTTGATGTAAAACAATCACTTGTTGAACTAAAAGATTTTGTAGTTGCTGAGTTTCTTCATTTCTGGGATGATCTGAATAGATCATTTGGCGTTACTGCTGATGAGACTAAAAAAACAGATGAAGCATTAAAGTCAACCAAAAGTAATATGCAATGGTTAGGTGATAAAATAAAATATGTTGTCGAACAATATAATGCTTTGATTAAAGCTGCTCATGAAGCCGGCGCTGTTGTCGGAAAATGGTTAGGAATTAGAGGTGATAAAGAGGTTCCTATTGGTGAAGCTGGCAAAGGCTTCATGAATTGGTTTATTGATAATTTAAACAAATCAATGAAAACATCAAATGATTGGGGATTATCATTCAATAGATTGATAACTGGTAAAGATGTCCCTGGCCAAAAAACTGATCCTAATGCTCCATCTTGGTTTGATAAAGCTTTTCCCAATTTCTATAACAATTTGGGTGTTACTCCTGGTCAAGTAACCGGGCAAGTTGCCCCAGGAGTAGGGGCAGTAGGAACAGTTAATCAAGGGGACAATACTGTTAACTTAAATGTTGGTGGAGTAACAGTGAATACAACTGATCCTGATGCTGCTGGCGCATTGACTAAAGTATTTGATAATGCTGCGGCACAAGCATTGGAAGCATTAGCTAGACAAACTAGAAATGCTGCGCCGAGAACAGAGGCGCCAGCGCAATGAGTGGATTAATTGGTCTTGGCGGGCAAGCGGTTAATTTAGGTAGCACAGTCTATTCGATGTTCTTTGCGGATAATAAGAAAAGTGAAATTGGGGTTATTGCTCTTGATGTTCTAGTCTCGGAAAACCTCAAGCTGCCATCTGATGTAACTAAGTATCCTGTTGAAACTGGTGGAGAAGAAATATCAGATCACATTACTCAAGGCAATGAAGAATTATCCATTACTGGATCAATAGCATCTTCATCTAGTGAACTATTTGCTTTTTCATTTGCACCTTGCACCTCTAAATTTATTGATGCTATTAGCAAGTTGCGATCTATGCACAAAGATCGTCAGCCAATAACTGTAATAACTGGTCTAGGCAAATATGAAGATATGGCATTTACTAGTTTGTCAATTATTCGCAGCAATAGCGGTAAAGATGGCGGTTGGTTAACTATCAATGCTGATCTAAGACATATCAAAAAGGTTTCTCTCAAGCAAGCAGATTTGCCTGCTGAAGATAAAGCTGCGCCAACAGCGAAAGGTAAGACAGGTAAAACCGAAAAGCCTGGTGGCCAAAGCGGTAATGCAGATAAGCCGCCTGAAGATGAAAGTATAGCGCACAAGATAAAGGAAAATGGTGGGAAATATGTAGATCAAGCTAAATCATTTCTAGGACTAGGAAAATGATTGTATTAACCATCTCTGATTTGAATAGTCAAGCGATAGAAGCAATTCTTGACGATGAATTGTTTTATATAATAATTGATTGGAATGATAGTGGACAATACTGGGAGATGGGCATTCGCAATTCATCTTATCAAACATTAGTTGATGGCATTGCTATGGTGCCTAATTATCCTTTGCTTTGGCAATTTCGTTATATGGATATGCCGTTGGGTGATCTACAATTAGTTAGAGTGAATAATGATAATGGTCCTCCAACTCGCGATGATATTCTTACAATTAAATATCAATTAGTTTATATAACGCGGAATGATATTTTAGGGATAAACGCACTTGCTGTTTGATCGAGTATATCGTTTGTTGATTGGTAAAGGTAAGGCAGGGGTAGAAATTACTGGATTGCGAATCAATTTCAGTATTCAAAAGACTGCTGATAAAAACCCCAATACGAATAAAATACAAGTATGGAACTTACTTAGCACTACAAGGAAACAACTAGAGCAACCTGATACGCGCTGTTTACTGTATGCTGGATATGCTGAAGATGCTGGTCCGTTAATGATGTTTTCTGGTGGAGTAACCCATGCCTGGACTAAGTTTGATGGACCCAATGTGGTTACCGAATTTGAACTCGGTGATGGCACCCAAGAGATACGTGACTCGGTTGTTTCTCTTAGCTATGGAAAGGGCGTCAAATCAACTCAAATTCTTAATGATGTATCCGGTAAGATGGGGTTGCCGTTAACACTGGCAAGTAACGCGCCAGAACGCCAATGGCAAAATGGTTTATCTCATCACGGTTCGGCCAGGAGCCTACTTGATAAGGTTACCAAAGGAACTAAACTTGAATGGTCAATTCAAAATGGTAATTTACAAGTTATAGAAAAAGGCATGGTTACCACTAGACAAGGCATCCAGATTGACGCTGATTCTGGTATGATAGGTTATGCTGAACGTGAAAGAGAAACTAAAGCTGAAACCAAACCTAAGAAGAAAGGTGATGGTAAAGCAATAGAAAAGGATTGGAATGGATGGAAAGTAAAAACATTGTTGATGCCTATGCTTAATCCTGGCGATAGAGTGTTGTTAAAGTCTCGCGCTGTAGAAGGTATCTTTCGTATTGAAGAACTAACGCATACTGGCGATAATTGGGATGGTGATTGGCAAACAGAATTGAAGTTAGTTGATCCTGCGAAACCACTTGGCAAAAAGAAATCCACCAAAGGCGGCAAAGCAACTAGAGGTTCTGGTAGTGGAGGTCATGACAATGTTTCTCCTGACGATATAATTGAGGAAGAAGATTTGGATAATCAAATGGTGAAACTAGATGTTTGAACGTGTAGTTAGCGCATTTCAAGACATGCTTGAATCTCGCATGTCTGAAATGAACACTCAGATGCCCGGCACTATAGTATCATATAATGCCGAAACTAATCGTGCTGTTGTGCGTCCTGATTTACCCAAGGCATTAGCAAGTGATGAATCTTTATTACCACCTAACATTGTCGAAGTTCCAATTGTTTGGACAACGAGTAGTGGTGGTAAGTCTGGTCTGACTATGCCTGTTAAAGCTGGCGATGGTGTGATGTTAGCTTTTCAGCAACGATCAATGGAAGGATGGTTATCAGGTAATAAGGATATGCCAGATGACCCGAGGCAATTTGATCTTTCTGATTGTGTTGCAATTCTTGGTTGTGCTCCAACTGGTATATCTGCTGATCCTACTGATGTAGTGTTGCGTTTCAATGAAACCGAGGTTCGTATTACTCCTGATAATAATATCCGCTTTGGTAACAATAATGGTTTTATATCTATTGATTCTGATGGTAATATCATTGTTCAAGCTAAGTCATTAAAGCTACAAGCAGATACTATTCGTGTTGATGCTGGTGGACATTCGTTTACGCTAGAGGCGCATAGACATACTGGAGTTCAATCTGGCATTGCAACTTCTGGAACTCCAGTATGAGTGGATCGCAAGGCACTTATGATCTAGCATTGTCGAGACTAGATCACGACATGATATTCCCGGTGGTTTCCGCCCCAGGAGTAGTGCCACCTAAGCACGCTATTTGGCTAATCAATGGTGCGGATAAAGTTGCGCAAGAAGTGAAGATCAATCTTCTGGCGTTCTTGGGAGAGTGGTTTCTTGATGTTACTTTTGGTGTGCCTTACTTGGAAGATATTCTAGTCAAGAACCCACATATGCCTAGCATCGAAACCATATTTCGTTTCCATATACTCGATGTTCCTCACGTTACTTTGATAACCAGTTTCAATATGACCTGGGACCGCGCCAGGAGAACATTGACAGTTAACTTTGCCGCTAATACTGATTATGGACCGATAAAAGACTCAGTGATATTGGATACTATGCATGTCTGATATTATTCTTAATCCTCTTGACTATGGTGTATTGCCTTCTGGCTTTTCACGTATGCGGTTGCCGGAAATACGGCAAGCTATCATTACTAGTTTACAGACTAGCACTGGACTTATTTTTGAAACGCGACCAGATTCAATTACTGGCCAGTTCATAGATGTATTCGCAGAACGAGAAGCGACAGTATGGGAATTGGCGGAAGCAGTATATCATGCCATGTATCCTATATCTGCTTATGGCGTTAATCTTGATCACGCAGTTAGTTTCTCTGGCGTTAGAAGATTGTTCGCACAACAATCTCTCGCCTGGATTGTATTGTATGGAATAGAGGGCACAGTTGTTCCAGTTAATTCTGTGGTTAGATCGAACATAAGCGGAGAAGATTTTAATACAATACTCCCCACGACGATTAGTAGAAACGCGGCGGGCGATATTACGGTAAGCGTAGATACAGCGACTGTTGGACAAGAGTATTATGTCAGACTTGATACCATTTATTATCGCTAC